AGTACCAGTATACGATCTGGAGATAATTTGCCATTGCATTGGTTACAAGGTGGTGTTAGAGGATTGATGAATGCAGGATGTAGTTATATTGTCATACCTTGTAACTCGGCACACTTCTGGTACTCACAGCTTTCTGAGATAAGTGTACCCATTTTACACATTGTAGATAGCGTTGCAGAAGAATTAAAAAGTTTAAATCTTTCAGGTAAAAAGATAGGTATCTTAGGTACGCAAGGCACAATAGAATCTGGGTTATATCAATACCACTTAAATCGACAAGGGTGGGAATGTATGGTACCAACTAAACAAGAAATGACAGGTCTTGTAACTCCCGCCATTGCTATGATTAAATCAAATAAAATTATAGAATCTCAATTACTATTAATGAAATCTATACATAGCTTAATTGATAGAGGTGCTCAAGCAATTGTACTTGGTTGTACCGAATTGCCTTTAGCTATTGAATGCACTCAAGAAAAAGGAATTCCAATTGTTAACAGCATTGACAGTTTAGTTAATGCAACACTTAAAAACTATACGAGATAAGTTTTTTCGTATAAGTCTCTATATTCAAGTAATTTTTTAACCCAGTTATCTCGCTTCTCAATAAACACTTGTGGATCATCATTTTCAACTGCTATAATGATCACTAGTTTATTAATAGGGATTCCTGTTCTTTCCTCATACATAATTGCATATGCTGCGCATTGCATAAAGTAGTTGTGTATATATTCTTTGGTTTTGCGTCTGCTCGAGGTTTTATAATCAATGATTGCCAATTTGCCTTCATATTCAGCAACACAATCCACAGTCCCCGCCAAACGTAAATGATCTGAGTATAAACGTTGTTCTTGTACATGCACATTATTAATGTTATTTAATAATGGTAGTATGCTTTCAAATAGTTCTCTTTGAAACAACGGCATTGTAGATATTACATCTACATTATTGATATAATTTTCACAATGCAAATGTAATTTAGTTCCACGTTTTGCAGCGGCACTTGAAATCTTATTTGCTTGTTCTTCGCCTACTTTTTTGCGCCACTCTAATAAGCCTTGTTTATTATGCGCCGATAATACAGTAGTTACGGAAGGATATTTTTTACCAGATGGAGTTGCATAAAATCGTACTCCATCTTCTCGGGTAACTTGTTCTAATTTATCAAATTCATTCACCTTAACATGATTAAAGTTCATTATTATCCTTGTAATATTTCAATAGCGTGATTATAGTGTTTAATACGATCTTCCAGTCCAATAAATCCGCCATTGATTTTCTTGGTCATTAACTTAATATCTTGCGCATCGGCACACTCGTTCAATTTGTTTGCATTCCAGAACCAGCATGCAGAGTTCAAAGCATAATACGGTTGAGTTAAAATATCAGGTTGATCTAATAGAGTATGATCGTCAAAAAATGCCTCTGAGCATTTTGTGTAATTTTGTTTACCTGTTAATTGAATTAAGCCGCGACCTCTATATTTCCAACCTTCGCCGCTTGCTTCATCTCCATTACCCATTCTATTTGCATATACTCTATTAGCAATCTTTTCAGGTTGTCTTGCATATTGTGATGCAATTTGAGGATTCGTAAAATACTTACCAAATATCTTTTGTAGACCATCTGCACTATAGTTCAGATTCTCTTGCATAACTGCAAAGCCGCCTGATTCGTGGGCACATTGTGCAATAAATGCGGATACGCGCGCGATGTCATTAATACCATATTGCGGCAATGTTTCAACCATAGAGTCATACCACTCTTGGTGATTTTTTACTCTTGGCAATAAATGTTGTACTTTGTCCAGTGTGAAATCGAAATCAAATCCATCAGCCATTTTTATTTTCCTTTATCGTTGATAGCAAATTCTTTCTCGTTTTATTGTGCCATCTGGTTGTTGTGTTTCTCTCCAAGCAGAACATTCCATATTGTTTTCTACAGTTACACTTGGCAATGGCTGTTGAATTATAATTGTATTAGGTTGTTGTGCTTTATTAATGTTATATCCAATCACTCCACCTATAATTACAGGTGCAATCCAACCGCCTCCGCCACCATAAGTTTGATACGGGCCATATCTAGAATGCCAATGCATATACTGAGCAGAAGCAGTTAATGATAATAAAGATAACGTAATAAGAATTAGAAGTTTTTTCATTTTAAGTTCCTTAGATGAAAAAGAGCCGAATTATTAGTTCGACTCTTTTATTTATATTAATGCACGATGTGTCTACTTTCGTAGTCTAACCTAGCTAAAATATATTCCTTTACAAGTTTAGATCTAACGATATCGTCTACACCAAATTCGAAAACCTTAAAAGAGGGCATAAGGTCGGCAATTGCCATGAATTTTTTTAGTCCGGACATATCGGTTTTTCTATACAAATCCGTTTGGCGAAAATCGCCGCAAAATATAATTTTTGACCGCTCTCCTACGCGAGTCATAATTGAATTAAGTTCCATATCTGTCATATTCTGACATTCATCTACAACGATAATAGAATCATCTAGAGTAATGCCTCTGACAAACGACGTAATTAAAAACTTTACTGCACCTTGTTCTGTTAATCTTTGATACGCATCACTACGACCAAATAGATCTTCGCAAATGCCAACATACGGTTCAGTATATACTTCTGTTTTTTCTTTTTCATCTCCCGGTAGATGTCCGATTTCTCTGCTAGGAACAGCTGATCGAACGATTATTACTTGTCGAAATGGATTTGATCTATCTAATACTTCCTCCAATGCGTGATAGAGCGCTATGAATGTTTTTCCTGTTCCGGCTACTCCATGAAGCAACATGATTTTAGAATTATCATATATGTCAAAGACTCGCCGCTGGTTGTCTGTCAATGGATCAATTGTTTTCATATCATCTAATCTCATTTTTAGTTTGTTGTTAACAACTAAATTGAGCGGTGGATGAGCTGGCTGCAATTGAAGATTATTTTTAGACTTTGCCATGTATACCCTCTTAAGAAAAAGAAAGGACATTAGCCTACCGTGCTATTGCCCCCTCAGGTAAAAAAATTGAATTGAAAACATTTTATCGTCTACTTAATTTGTCTGCCAAGTTACTCTTATAATTATTAGAGTGTATCTTAGACAAGACTTCTTTAAAACCACCATCAGGTTGAGTGATACCGAGACGAACGGCGTCACCTAGTGCAGGAGCACCTGTGATGATGTTTTCGTGATTTATTGATTTGCAGGATGGGCATTGTTGTTCTGGACGAACATCATAACGACATAGCACGTCGAATACTGTCTCACAATCGTTGCATTTTAATGTATAACTAGGCATATGTAAACCATTCAGGTGTTTGTCGTTTTTTCCAGGATGCTAGATGCTGCTTTGCACCTAGGTAATAATTTATATATGATCTGACGGAATTCCCGGATACCTTATATACATCTGGCATTGCCGGAGTAGGTTCTGTAAATCCTATTCCTTTTGGGATATGTTTGGGTGGGGTATGCAATACATCAATTAATCTAGCAGTTGCGTGTATTTTACCATAACGATATGTATATTCGTTTAATACTGCAATGAATAATTTATATAACCATTCATAATTTTCATATGAATGTCTTACCCATATAGCTGAGGGATGGTTAATGTGAGTAGAGCTATACAGAAAATCATTACGAGAATCAGCGATAATATAGGCTTTTTTTCTTCGACCTGAATTTGTAAAAGTGTCGCAAATAGTGCCATCGAGAACACGGTGAGCAGTAGATAAAAGTTGAGCATATTCGAGGATCATTTTAACAACGTGTTTATCGGCGTGTAATTCCGCACATTTTTTAGGGTCGTTATGTAGGTAAAATATATTCATATAAAAAGTATAACATAAATCCAATAAAGGAAAATTCAAATAATATGACCACAATTAAAAATATTGCATCTGCTTTATTATAAAATAAATTACCGTATAAGTCAAAATTTTCAAATATACGCATCTATATTACAACCCCGTTGCGATACACTATAGAGTTTTCGTTGATGCAATTTTTCATATTCTTTTATTTTTTCAATTTCAATTTGCATTCTATGATGCAACATTAATCTTGTTTCTTCTTGAATTAATTTTTGTTTTTCTAATTCAAGTTTAGTGAGATTCCGATGGTATTTAACTTCAGTATAATTGCGAACATAGTGTTGATTAACTATTGCGGTACTTGATACTTTACTCATTTTATTTTTTTACTAGAATCTGCTACATCTTTGTCTGCACGCATTTCAATAAATGTAGGCAAGAATAGACGTTCTACACCGTCTCCGCGATCTTTAATGCGTGCGTTATATTTAACAGTTACAATTTTTCCAATTGCAGCTGTTTTTGTAAATTCTTCACGTTGTTCGTCAGAATATCCCGAGCCTACATTAACTTGAATAAGACCATCCGAAGATTCGCATACAAGAGCGCCCAACCGGCCTTTATTTTTACCAGTACCTTCTTCCCAACCAACGACCACAAGATCGCACTCCAATTCACCTTTGAATTTAATTTGTTCCTTGGAACGTTTATCTTCCCAGATGTTTGTCTTGGATTTAAGAATAGTACCTTCTTGACCGTCAGCTAAGAACTTCTCAAAGATCTTTTGTGCGTCATATTGATTGTCTACTTCTTTTGTCCATACGCAATCAATTAATTTGCCTAAGGGAGGTTGGGTTGTTTTTAAATTAATTACACGTTTAACTAAAAACTCGAACCTATCTACATAAGGAGTAATAAATTTACCAATTTTAAAATTGTCATATGGGATAGCATCCCATAATGTTACTCGTACAGAACTTGCTTCTGTCTCAGACATTGTACCCTTAACGCCTTTGCTTAAAATGCCGTTGCCTGTTTTGCGATCAAGAGGTTTACCTGCGGCATCTACAACTAGTAGTTCGCCGTCAAAAACATAATTGGCGCCATAATAAGAAGCCAATTTGAGTAATGCGTCACTAAACAGCTTACTTGGAATATTAAGTTCTTTACCATTGCGGCTCCTGTATTCTACTGTACCATTACGAACGATTGCGTTGAAACGCATGCCATCTAATTTTAACTGGCAATATGCGGGGAATTTAATTTTGTCGACAAGCTTTTGGTCGAATCCAGAAGCCAACATAACCGGGTATGTTGAGATAAGCTTGGGCCAGATTTTATTTGCGGTTGCTTCACTGACTCCACAACGAAGGTCTTGCTTGATGATACGCTCAATAACGCTGGCATCTTTTTCATACACTGACTCCAATACAAAGGTTAGGTGTTCAATTGCTGCATTGCCGGTGACATTGCGTGTTGCAAATTCATTAAGGAGTTCTTGCATTGCCCAAGCCAAAGTTCTTGAACCTTTAGCTTGTTTATTATATGCAGGGATTTTTCGGATGTAATAACTGATAAGAGGATCTAGCGCAATTCGAAACGCTTCTTTTAAGTCAGCATTATTCTTATTATTTGTAAGAATAGCTTCTTTTGCCAAGCGAGAATTATCGGATGCGAGTTGATCTAAAATATCATATACCGTTGTCATAGTAACCTTTCTTTATATGCTTTATTATAACATCTTTTTAGATAAGTGTCAAGCATAAAAGTGCTCATTTTTTAAGCAAATGGTCGCATTTCGGTGTTGATTTTATAAGTAATACTTGTATACTTATGAGGAGTATCTTCAACCGCTTGTTTGGCTTTTTCTAATTTTTGGATATCGTCATAAACACCGATAATATCTTGTTTTCGAGTACGACCAATTGTGTCGCGCCATTCAGCTTCTAAAATATACAAGGTTTTCATATTATGCAGACATTCTTGTAGAATTTGTAATGGTTTCATACATTGTTTCAAATTCTTCATGTTCTTCAATTTCTTTAGTAAAATTTTGTTTGTGATATACCTTAGCCATACGACGAAATGTCTTTTTGCTAAGTTCTAGATTATCACATAACTCTTTAATTGCTTCTCGTTGAAACTCACGTTCGCCCTCTGCGCGAGTCATACTTGCAGAAAGTTCTTTCATACAATCAAGAATTGCTTTACGATCTGTGGGACTGGATGGGATACCTGCCATAATTTATTTCCTTTCAATATCATCTTCAATACAATTGTCGCCATACTGGATTTCGACAATCTTCAATGGGGCATCAGTTTCATTACAAAGCTGATGCCACTCTGTTTTGCCAATGTGAAGACTTTCAAATTTATTAAATACTCCACTTAGCTCAACATCTGTACTACAATTCAGTGAATAAACTGTAGCTGTACCTTCTGCCACAAACCAATGTTCGCCGCGATCTTTATGTCGTTGCATACTTAAACATTTGCCTGGGTCAACTGTCAATTCTTTAACCTTAACATCCTTACCTTGTTCATGTAGAACTCGATAATATCCCCACACGCGCGAGGTCTTTGGTGATTTCCATTCTTGTAGAATCCAAGAGCTAGAATTCTTTTTATCTTCACCACCTACACCAAAGGCAAAGCTTAGACGAGGATTTTGTATATCCATCTCTGGAATATTTTTATCAGTTCGATCTCCGCCATTTGCAAAGATAACCTCATCGTTCGGCCAAATATCTAATGTTTCTTTTATAAAGTGTTTAGCGCTACCGTCGGCATCTGCGCGATCATCAAAGAATACAACTTGATCAATACATTTAAATTCTTGTAATAATGCGATACGTTCCCAAACAGGCATAAAAGGTGCACCCTTCTTTCGGGTCAACCAAGCATCGGAGTTTACTCCTACTACTAGATAATCACCTAATTCTTTTGCCGCTTTAAAATATGCAATATGCCCAGAATGTACTGGATCGAACCCGCCCGTAACTAAAACTATTTTTCTCATTATCGCCTCATTGATGAAATTTCTTTTGCCTCATCGTCACTGAAAATTGGAACAGCATTTGATTTGTGCATAGTACCAATGCCTAGGACCTTTGTACCTGTGTAAACCGGTGCAGGCTTACTAGACACAGCACCCGTAATTTTTTCATTTAAACTTTGAATATTTTTATTCGTAATGCCTCTGGGATTATAAGTTGCAGGAGGTACATACGCATCTGCTTCCATAGCTCGTTTACGCTTTTTATCATCATCTGCAATACCCCATTTCTTCTGCATAAGCTTCCATTCTTCTGCCAAAGCTCTAGCATTACGTGCCTGCTCAGCACTTTGAAATTTAACTTTTGATTTCTTTTTTCCGGTTGTAGATAACCAGGGTCCAACGATGTGCATTGTCATATTAAATCTCCCATACTATATTATAACATCTTTTTCAATACTTGTCAAATGCTCGATATTTATGGTGTTTTACCGTTCTACTGTCATACATTGGATCATCTGGCATATCATCCGAAACTAACCAATTACTTACGACTGGTTCGGGTTCGTCTCGTTTGAAGAACCTAGTCAATCTTTCAAAGAGACTGCGGCTTTTTTTGCTTTTGGTTCTTTCTTGAGGACTGGGATAATATCCACGACAGTTTTTGGTTTAGCAGGAGGAAGAATATTTGGAAATGCTTCTCTTACTAAATCTTCTGTTAGTGTTTTATATCTAGTTTCAAGTTTTTTGTCTTTTGCTAAACAAATTACTTCAGACTCTGTCCAATGGATACCTTCAAGCATTTGAACAAATAATTGTTCTTTCTTAATTTTAGATAAGTTAATATTTGGTTGTAGCCAAATATACATACGTCTAAATTCAGCATACAAGTTTGTTTCCGAATATCCAATTGGAATTTTCTCATCTTTCTTGAATGGAGGTTCTCCCTCGGGCAAATCTAACTTAACATCTGGGTTAAAATTGATTTGTAACATACCTTCAAGTTGTGGACTATGGTATGATCTTAAAACTGCAATTTTTTTGTCTTTGCCGTTTGTTTTTTCGATTTCCTCGAAAATTTGTGGTATAGTTGTTCGCATCAGAACTCCTCAATTAATTCCAACATATTCTTCATTTTATGCTCAATGAAAAAGTTCAAAAGCATACTCTTGTTTTTATCAGGCTGACCTGTATAATTATTTATAATGGAATTTTTAATCTCTTCTGGGATGCATGTAAAATCTACTAATTTACGATTGCGTTCAAAACGAGTTTTAAATTCATCATCTTGTGGCATGGATGTCGCATCTTTATACCAAGCTTCTAGTTTTTTAGTTGTAATAGGCTTTTGCCGCTCGCCTGCAACAATACTATCATCTGCAGACAACACATTAGGGACACCGTCACCTTTATCACCTTTAATAGTATGTTCAAAGATATACTGTTTAGGTGACATCTCCGGTTTAACATATTTCTTTTGTACAGGGGAAAATTGTTTGACATTCTTAAACTTTTGAAGTTGAATAAAGTCATGATCGCCAGAAACAATTAAAAACGGTTTAGGATCATCTTCAAATACTCCGCCACCGGCAAAGTCATTCGTTTGAGACCACTCTGCTAATACTGCAATAACGTCATCTGCTTCTGCACCATCGACGTTAACAACCTTGTAAGGGAAAAACTTATCAATCTCATTACGAATAAGATCAAGAGCTTCAAAGATTGTTTTCCAATCTAGACCAGAATCCTCACGAGCTTTTTTGCGGCCAGCTTTGTAATATTGGAATTCTTGTCTCCTCCAATAATTTCTATTGTCTACGGCAATAACCAGTTGCCCATATTCTTTTCCGAATTTTTGTTTGTAACCTCGAATTGAATTTAAAATCATGTGACGCAATAGTGGTACTTGAATTTCAATATCTTTTCTACCGCCAATTTCTGCCATCAAATTTGAAATAGCCGTTTGGCTGTAATCAACAACAATCATAATATATCTTTCTGTTTAAGTTGCGAGGTTAGTATCAGTATAAGGTTTTCCGGTAATGCCATCTAACGCACCATCGAGTTGCTGTTTTTGCATATATGCAGCATAAGGAGTTAGAACTTCTTTTACTGAAGGTCTTAGTGTTGCGTTTAACAATGTATTACTACATCCTGTTAGTAAGTTAAAAACAACATAGTTTATGTATGATTCTACTGCTCTTTTAATTGCAAGTTTATTAATCTTGCCAGTTACAGTACTATTGAAAGTATTAACCGTTGATTGTAAGTTTCCAAGCGCATTAATTAAACCTGCGCCGCCAGTATTTGTAAGTACTGCTTGAGTCAATG